TCTCGGGCTGCGTGCCATTCGGCTGAGTTGGGCTCAAAGGTGCCCAAGTACCTTCCGAAGCCTAAAGCTTCAATTTTTTCTGTGATGGTCATGTTGCGATTCTAGTAAGTGGCTAAGACAAAACCCCGGCCGTGTGATCTATGCCGAAGCATTACAGGGACGGTTCCGGGGTGTCTAATTTACTTCTCAGGCTTGAGTGCGTCCTCTACCTTTGCACCGATTCCGTATTCATCCTGGTTAGGATCAAGAGCTTTGATAAGCGGCCCAAGTATTCCACCTAGAATTGCAGACATTGTAATCTTGCCTGGATCCTCGACGCCAGCTAACAACATAGCCCCAACAGAAGCAATTGCAGCTCGAAGGTATGACCAAAGCGCTGCCTTTAGTTGCTTGATAGTTTCTTCATTTTTTAGCTTTTGAATAAAGGCTTTCACTTGTTGCTCCTAGTTTTGATGTAACTGATTGGTTCTTCGTATTGAGCTCCAGTAAGACTCCAAACATAGTCTTTACCGTTTTGAATCTCAAAGTGAAGATGCGGGCCTGTAGATGCACCAGAGTTTCCGGACCTAGCGATTAGCTGTCCTTCTGTGACTTGCTCGCCTTTAGCTACTTTTAGGGAGCCTTTGTTCAGGTGCATGTAGCTGGAAGTAATCCATTTACCCTCAACCCTGTGTCTAATCTTGATAATGTAGCCACCGCCACCGGGTTCGCCGTTAGATCCTTTGATGCTCGACGGGCCGGAGAAGATAACCTTGCCGTCGGCAATTGCGTAAACAGGCGTTCCAATTGCAGCTGCATAATCGACTCCGTTGTGATGCTTGCGGATGTTTTCAATCGGATGCAATCTCCATCCGAAACCATAGGTCACTTTTGGAATTGGCTTATTGAAAGGTAATCTCATTTTATAACCAATCCAAAAACTGCAGAGATAAGTCCAAGCAGACCGGCACTTAGTCCGGTGTAAGCAATTCGCTCGATCCAGGCTAAACGCGCCAGGGTTAGTTCCACTTCTCTAAGTCTGTCTGGAACGTCATCCAGGTGATCTAGCTTTTGGAGAATCTTTATAAGGGTTTCTCCGTGCTCAAGTTGCTTAGCGTAAATTGCGTTCTGTGTAATTTTAACACCCGCTGTTTCCTCAGCCATTAGCCAATGTCCTCGTAAGGTGCAGTGATTCTGCCGTCAGGCAAAACATAAGCTTCTGGGTTTATTGCAAGGCAAAACTCTAGGGCTTCGTCTTCGGTTATGTTAGTCACTTCCCAAGCCGTCAGTTCTGATTCATCTACTGGCTCTGTAAGATAGCCAAGAATTGTCCCGCCGTTTTCTGGTTCTCCTGCAACCCAACCACCCTCGGCAGCAAAGCCAAGCTCGGCAATCTTGTCCTCTGGGCCAGTTCCGTACTTAGGATCTGTAAAGTTTAATTTCCAAGTTGCGTAATTCATGCGAGTTCTTTCTTTGTCTTTTCTACCTCAGCAACAAAGCTGTCAAGTACCCCAGCCTGTTCCATAGCCTCAATGTGTGCAGAGTTTACCGATGAGCCACCCATCAACATAGCCTTAGCGTTGTTGGTAAGTCTTGCTTGCCAGTAGCCAGGTTGGGCTGCTTCTATTTCCTCACGAGTGTATTTGTGTTTGAAGGTGTCAAAGATTTCTAACAGTTGTTTCATTTCTCGCTCTGCACCAACCATCGCAAAAGAAGTTTGAGCAAGTCCAAGTTCTACCTCTTGAGCTTTTAGTTCGTCAAGCTCGTCACCTGTTGCTCGTAGCTTCCCAATTTTTAGCTGTGACTTTTTTACATTTATGACAGCCAGCTTGTATTTATAAATAGCGTCTTGAAGCTCGATTACTGTCTGGTAATACTGCATCTCTGGTGTTGCGTGTTGTCCTAAAACAAAACGCTCTAACTGAAAGCGTGAGCGTGGCTGCTGGACTTCTAAAATTGCTTTGTCAATTTCTTCAAACATCAAAACACACCTTCATCAGACATACCACCCAAGCGCCATCTTGCAGACGATAGACCAGTCCCTAAAGTGCTTCTAGTATCTGCTGGAAAAGCAAACTTATCGACAGTAGCTACAACACTCGCAGTAAAACCACCACCAAAATAACCAGCAACTTCAGCATTAGCCATGCCAGCTGGTTGCGACCTAGAGGAAGATAGGCCTGTCCCTAAAGTGCTTCTAGTATCAGAAGGAAAAGCAAACTTATCGACAGTGTCGACATTGACTGTAGTTTGCCCACCACCAAAATAACCAGCAACGGCAGAATCTGACATTGCCGTTAGGTCTGACCTAGACGACGATAGACCAGTCCCTAAAGTGCTTCTAGTGTCTGCTGGAAAAGCAAACTTATTAACCGTGGCAACTCTAGCATTGCTAGTATCCTGACCACCACCTAAATAACCAGCAACTCCCAAATTAGCCATGCCGGCTAAGTTTCTTAGAGCCACAGATAAGCCAGTCACTAAAGTAGTTCGTGAATCGGAGGGGAAACTAAATTTGTCAACCGTGGTGACATTGCTAGCTGAAGTAGCTCCACCACCAAAATAACCTGCAACACCAGAGTTGGCCATTCCCCCTAATGCCTGTCTTGCTGACGATAGGCCAGTTCCTAAAGTGGTTTGTGAATCAGAAGGAAAGCTAAATTTGTCAACAGTAGTGACTTCAGTAGTGGTGTAACCACCGCCAAAATAACCTGCAACTCCAGAATCTGCCATTGCAACTAATCGGAATTTAGATGAAGATAATCCTGTTCCAAGAGTAGTCCTAGTATCAGAAGGAAAAGCAAACTTATCAACAGTTGAAACATTGACTGTAGTAAAACCACCACCAAAATAACCTGCAATTCCTGTCCTACCAAGTGCTGAACCAGCAAGTATTCCTAAAGGGATAAGCATGTTTAGCCTAGGTTTCCAATCAAGTAGTAAACGCCAGAGCCACCGAATACAACGGAAGCTCCTGCGAATTGTTTAGCTGTCTTCAGCTTTGCATCTGCTGAAGATAGTGTGACACCGGAACCTGCTGCGAATGTAATTTGACCTGCGCCAGCCTGGATGAAGTCGATGCGATCACCCTGCTGAGTGAGCACGTTGTCGATTGTAATGGTGATAGCTGATCCAGTAGAGCGAATTGTGGTTCCAAGGTCACCTGCAACGATTGAATAGTTAGCAGACTTATCAGACCAGCCAGATGGCTCGTCGGTTAGATCGGCCCAAGCTGTCCCGGTGTAATACTGATAGCGGTTAGCATCCTGCAACCAGGTAAGCATTCCCTCGACCGGAGCGGTGAGTGCAGATGCTCGAGTGGCTGAGCTGCTAAATACCATGACAGACTGGTTCATCAGATAGTCATTTAGATCCGAAGCGTTTAGAACGCTGCCGTTAGAAAATACTTTATAAGCCATTAGGCTTCCTTCCAAAGTTCTAGAGTTGTGAACCAGTTATTGACGTCAATTTCGTGACTGACGCGAATGACAGTGTAGTATCCCACAATGTCCAGCTGGTTAGTAGTATAACTGACCCCAACCAAAGAACCCGGTGTAAACACCGCTGCAGCTGTTAGATTGCCCAGCCTGTCCTTAGTTGGAGTGACTACCTGGCTAACTAGCTTGGTCGGAGCTTGAATGTAAACAGCGTTTGCCCATCGAGCTAGCTCTGTTGCGTCGGTAGTGTTTATTGATACATCGATTGCAGACTCTCCATAGAGGTCAATCGAATCCTGATCCTTACGGAATACAAATGTAGTGTCATCTGATTTTAGAGCTACATAGAGCGAGTTATAAACAGCATCGGCATCAGAGCTTACGTTTATCTCAGCTAGACACAAGTGATAAGGGTCTGAAGAATGGTTGTTGCCAACTACGTAAGTTGTTGACGTGCCGTTAGAAGATGTCGGTCTTGGAATAACAGTAAGCTCTTCGGTCTCCTGGTCAATCCAAACTACAGCAAGACCAACATCGATGGCGTCATTGATAACATCGGGAACTAGCACGTTGTCAATTTGTACCGCTGGGATTTTACCGACAGTCGGTTGTGAATTAGCAGACAGACCAATACCGGTGTCCAATGCAAT